GAAAGGTCGAAAGATTATTAAAGGACTTGGCAAAGGGAAGAAGAAGAAGAGTCAAGGATGGTCCGGTACTAGAAACGATAACGCTTCAGGTGGAACAGTTCGTCTTAAATCAGGTGGTCCTGTAAAAAGAAAGAAGAAAAAGAAACAGAAAGCCTACGATAAAGAAGATGAATCTATCGCAATGCGGAAAAAGAAGAAGCGCACAAAGAAACAGTTGAAAGCTTCCAGAGATGAATCTTACGGCAAGTGGGGCAAACGCGGTAAGGATTGGAAGAAGAAAGGAAAAGCTTAAAATGCCACAAGTAGGAAGTACACATTTTCCGTATAATGCTGCTGGGAGAAAAGCCGCTGAAGATTTAGCAGCACGTACCGGACAACCGTTGGTTAAAGGATATAGTAAAGGAAGAGTTGTTGAAGCCGTAGACAATGAAACTTTAACACAGACTCCGATGGGGTGTACGGTTGCTGCTGGGTATGAATATGATACAGTAGGCTGACGCGAAATGGGTCAAGGGTTTGCTCCTCCTCCTCACATGAGTAGTACGGGTTCGTCTCCTGTACTTGGTCAAAATCCGAATACATATTTTAACTATATGCAGTTGCAGGATAGTGGCCGTATGGCTCAAATGCAGCAAAATCTACCAAATCAACCCAATGCTAACGAGTTCTCTAATCAGAATCTTGCAGGGATTACACCCCAACAGCAACCTTTCAACCAACTTCCAAACATGAATCCGTATATGCCTCAACAAATGCCAAGTGGTCTTGCTTCGTTACCCGGAGCCGGACAATATGGTAAAGGTATCGTATGATACAATGGACTAATATTCTTCAACTTATCATTGGCATATCTATTATTGCAGGATTTATTTTCCTTGTTTCGTTATCAATGGGGTAAAATATGTCTGTTTCTGCTAATGCAAATGAACTTGCACTACGGGACCGTTTGTTTGAAAATGTAATTGGTTCCTCTTCCCAAGATTTTATGACGTTTGTCCGTATGATGGCTCCGCTTCTCATAGCAGATTTTCGTATGGGAAGACACATTGAACTTATTTGTGATAAACTTCAACAAGTGGATGACGGAACATGCAGACGTTTGATGGTGTTTCTTCCTCCCCGTTCCAGTAAATCTGTTATCTGTTCAAAGCTTTTTCCGGCTTGGTATATGGGACGACACCCTAATCACGAAATTCTCAGTGTATCTCACAGTGACCAGCTTTCATCTGACTTTGGTCGGGCGGTACGTGACCTTGTCGGGAATGAAATGTTTCAAACTATTTTCCCACAAGTAAAACTTAGAAGCGATGTTAGATCGGCAGGTAAGTGGCAAACCAACCACAATGGTGTGTATGTGGCTGCTGGTGTTAAAACACAGATTGCAGGTCGTGGCGCACACGTAGCAATACTTGATGACGTAATGTCGGAAGAGGATGCGTTCAGTGAGGCTGGACGGCGGTACGTAAAGGAATGGTTCCCGGCTGGTTTACGTACACGTCTTATGCCGTCAGGTTCTATCGTTATTATCAACACACGGTATCACGAAGACGACATTTGCGGATGGTTGTTGGATAATGAGAAAAATGCTTCAACGGCTGAAGAAGTTCTGCATCCGTGGGAGGTAATCAAGATCCCGGCGTGGCTTGACGAACAGGCGGCAGATCTTCTTGATTTACCTGTTGGATCAAGTTACTTTCCTGAATGGAAACCTGATCATATTTTAAAACTGGACGAATTGGAAATAAAGCGTCATAATGGAAGTCGTTATTGGCAATCTCTTTACATGCAAGATCCGACACCGCAAGAAGGAGGTATTATTAAAAAGGGATGGTTTCAATCATGGCCTCACGATGATCCACCGGAATGTGAATTTATTATTCAGACAATGGACACAGCTTTTTCCGCAAAGACAACGGCTGACTACTCTGTGATGCAGACGTGGGGAATATTTGAAATTTGGGAAACAGATAGTGTAGGAAAGGAACGTTTAATCCCACAACTGATCCTTCTTGGAAATATAAGGGGAAGATTTGAATATCCTGACTTACGTGCTAAAGCACAGGAAGAATACGAAAAACACGAACCTGATGCTGTTATGATAGAGAAGAAAGCTTCAGGTCAGTCACTTCTTCAGGACTTGCGTAGAGCAGGATTACCTGTTTTGGAATTTACTCCTGACCGTGATAAAGTAAGTAGAGCTACGGCTGCAACTCCGTTTTTGGAATCAGGACGTATCTGGTTGCCTGAAAATAAAGAATGGGCTTTTGATCTTATTGAAGAGGCAATTGGATTTCCAAACGCCCGACACGATGATCAGGTTGACGCAATGGTAATGGCTGTACTATATATGAGAGATTCATGGTATGTTTCTCATACGGATGATCCTGACTATGATGAAGATGATGAAGATATTTATAAACCACCGCGCAAAGGATATTGGAATTTTTCAAAAGAATCTTATGCAGCGTGATAAAAGGAAAGAATATTTAAATGGCCGTAGTTGAACGTAATCCGTTTTCAGTTATTCCCGGCGGTGCTGCTGGTGGACCTAATCCTTCTATACAGGAAAGTGACATTGAAATAGAATTGGAAGATCCAGATGCTGCTGTAGAAATGGGATTTCAGGATATTGGAGATGATCAGGCATTAATGGAAGCACAGCAGGATCACTACGCCAATCTTGCTGAATTACTGAGCGACGAAGAACTTCAGGATATTGGAGAGAAAGTTGCGGATGCTTACGAAGCGGATAAAGAATCAAGAGCAGAATGGGAGTCTACTTTTGAAAGAGGGTTTGATCTTCTTGGTCTGAAGCTTCAAGAGACAACAGAACCGTTTGAAGGTTCGTGTACGGCTGTTTCTCCTCTCATAATCGAATCCGCTGTTAAGTTTCAATCCAAAGCTACCATAGAATTATTTCCGGCTGGTGGTCCTGTACGTACACAGATTATAGGATCAACTTCTCCTGAACGCGAGGATCAGGCTAATCGTGTTCAGAACTTTATGAACTACCAGTTAACGGAACAGATTACGGAATACTTTGACGAATTTGAAACGATGTTGTTTCATCTTCCTTTAATCGGATCTGCATTTAAGAAAATGTATTATGATCCTTCAATTCGTCGTCCATGTACTGAATCTGTACCTGTTGCCCAGTTTTACGTTTCTTACCACGCTTCTGATCTTCAAAAAGCAGAACGCTACACACATGTTATTTATCGTAGTCCTGTTGAAATGGATCGGGATGTGGCATCAGGAATGTATATGGATGCTGACTTACAGGAAGCTACGGCCCCTGATCCCAATTCTTTCACAAGTAAAATAGATTCAATTATGGGAATTGGTCCTGCGGAAAACTACGACCAACAATACACGATTTTAGAACAGCATTGTCACATGGATTTACCGGAACCATTTGACAGCCCGGATGAAGTTGCTCTTCCTTATGTTATAACAGTTGAAGAAGAAAGCCGTAAAGTAATATCTATTCGGCGTAACTGGTCAAAAGAAGACCCAACCCAATCAAAGCAAACCTACTTTACACATTATAAATTTGTACCGGGATTTGGATTTTACGGTTTGGGTCTGATACATCTGTTGGGTAACATGACAATGAGTGCGACATCTGCCTTACGTAGTTTGGTTGATGCCGGACAGTTCTCTAATCTTCCCGGTGGTTTCAAAGCACGTGGAGTACGTGTTGTAGGTGGCAATGATCCGATAGCTCCCGGTGAGTTCAGGGAAGTAGAAGCAACAGGACTTGATCTTCAGAAATCTATTGTTCCGTTACCTTATAAAGAACCGTCCCAAACTCTTTATAACATGTTGAACTGGTTAACAACGGCAGGACAGAAGTTTGCGGATCAGACAGAACAGATTGTAAACGAATCTTCCAACTACGGTCCTGTTGGAACGACAATGGCTCTTATTGAATCTTCTGCAAAGTTCTTCAGTGCAATTCATAAACGTTTACACAAGAGCCAACGGGATGAGTTCCGTCTCCTTGCAAAAATTAACCATGAGTTTTTACCTGATGAATACCCTTATGATGTACCTAATATCACCTCTAGTGTATTTAAGTCTGATTTTGATGGTCGTGTGGATGTTATTCCTGTATCTGATCCTAACGTACCTTCTGCTGCCCATCGTTTATCTATGGCACAGATGGTTCTGCAATTGTCCTCCCAAGCTCCGCAAGGTTTGTACAATGTGGAAAACGTGCATCTCTCGATTTTAAAAGCGGCCAACATTCAGAACCCGGAAAGATTTTTCACTCCCAAGACTCCACCGGAACCGCATGATCCGATTACCGACATTCAAATGGTTGTAAAGGGAATGCCGATACAGGCTTTTCCACAACAGGATCATGCGGCCCACATTGCAATTAAAACAGCTTTCATAGATGATCCGACTCTTGGTAAAACGGAAATGATGGCTCCGGCTATTCCTGTTCTTCAGGCAAATATACAGCAGCACATGGTTATGCAGTATCAGGAACAAATGTCCGGTATGGTAAAACTTGAACTACAACAGATGGGACAACAACCTGATCAAGTTTCTCCTGAAGTTCTAAGTCAGCTTTCAATAAACGCGGCTGAGAAAATACTTGAAGCAAGTAGTGGTGAAGGTGGAGAATCTTTTGAAAAACAGAACATCATGCTTGAAGGTGCGAGGCTTGATCTGGAACAACAGAAGATGCAGTTAGGTGCAACTAAAGATGCAGCGGAACTTGCCATTAGAAACAGGGAACTTGACTTGAAAGAAATGGGTGTAGAACTTACTGCTGCTACAAAAGTTGCCGACAAGAATCAAAAACAAATGGATGCTCGTGTACGGGAAGATGATTCGATACGGGGAACCAACACACAGATCATTATAGAATCTTTGCGTAATCTGGTAAGAGAACGTGAGATGATGATGAAGAAAAGGGAGTCTGAAAAAAGATACGCACAAGGAGGAAGTGTAGGGTTTCAAGGTGGTGGGGCTTTATTTGAAAAGTTTGTAGAGGACAGAGGAGGACAAGCTGCATTTGAACCCGGATATCTTGAAGAGATTTTAGCTAAGATTGGAGGAGGAAGACAAAGAACAGGTTCTGAAATTATCCAAGACACGTGGTTTAATTATAAAAGAGAACTGCAAGATTCTCAGAATCCATTTGATCACGACAGGCTTGCAGAAATTGAAAAACAGGAAAAGGCTTTTAAAGAGAAAAAGGCAACAGAACCTGTAGTAGCAGATCTTGACCTGCCGGATGTTGCAGCGACAACTATGTTTAATCTTCCTCCAGAGACTGCTCAAGCAGCACCTAGAATACCAGTAGAAAGAAGTGACCTGTCTAGTCCTATTAAAGATGAAGTACAACAAGAAATAATAAAAACAGAAGATTTGGATAAGGTAGCACCAGATTTGGATAAGGTAGCACCTCTAGCATCTCCAGAGCAACGTGTATCAATTAATAAAGAAACAATCGAAGAAGTAAGCGAACCAGAAGCTAAAGGACCAGAACATATGCCACGATCTTCAAATGAAATTCAGGATGCTTTTATGGAATCGTTTTATGAAAGAGCAGGGATTATACCGGATGCCGACTCAAGAGCTTCTTTTATGGATGGATTAAAAAAATACGAAGATATTACGGGGATAAGAGAATCAGGTGGAAATTTACTTGCTACCAACACAGATAAACCACAACACACGGCAACAGGTAAGTGGCAAGCAACAAATGCTAACCGAAGAACAAATTCTCGACGTATTATAAATATGATGGGAGGAGCGCATAATGTTCCTGAATGGGTCAAACAGGGCGCACAGAATATGTCGGCAGATGAACACAGAAAATTTATGCAGGGTCTAAATGAAGATCAGCAAAGAATGTTATTTATATCACAGTTGTTTACGCAGAAAGGAAGCGATAATTTGATTAAAAAAGCTATAGAGAGTGGGTGGGATGAAGATTCTCTTACAGCTTTATATATGGGCGCACATCATTTAGGAAAAGGTAAACAAAAAAAGACAGCAACAGGAGTACCAATTTCTGATTTATTTCGTGCAGATTTTAGAAGGTATTCGGGAATACTAGACAAATGATTTATTCTTTCATAGTGGCTTTGGGAGTTCTTCTGTTTTCTTTTACAGCACAAGCACAACAGAAACAAGATACAGGTCTTATACTCGCAACTATGCTGACGGCTCTTCCTGC